GTTTGGTTAGTTGGTTAGTAAGGTAGAGCTTCCTTTTCTTGACTCCTGCCGTGCTGCTCTACGTTCTTTAATCTTCTGCAATGCTTCAGTTAGTTCTTCCTCTTCTTTTTCATCTTTTTTGTCTTCCCGCTGTTCCCATGCTTCTTGTGCATCTGCGCATAACTCTGCAGGGCTTTTGCCTGTCTTCTCATTTAGAGCTTCAAGGATATCAGCAAGATCTAAGAGTAGTTCATCCACTGACTTCTTGCTGAATTTGTTAGTGCTCTTCTCCTCTCCGCGTTCAGCCAGCAACTTATCTACAATCTTTTTCAAGTCTTCATCAGAAGTAACATTGTCCAGCTCATCATCCATATAGCCATGGTTAATGCTGGTTCTTATATATTGGGGTACAGATCTACCTTCTCCAACATAAGCCTTAAATTTAGGCTTTTGATCATTTGGATCCTCTCTTAGCTCAAGCTGTCTATTTTTTACCTTGATTCTTTTCAGGTACCTACTTTTGAATCCGCCCTTTTGAGTTTTTACTTGCTGATCATTTACTTTGCCTTCTACGTGGCTTTCTTGGCTGGAATTGTTCTCCATAGCTGTATTATTTTGGTATAAGATCATCCCACCAAAGCATCAGTGCCTTAGCTTTGGATCTGCGTGCAAAAGAAGTAAGAAGTTTGCATATCTCCAAATTTACAAGCTGTTTTTTTGTTCTTGTTCTTCATCTTGTGTGCTTAGGGTCTTTGCTATCAGATAGCTGTAGTGGTAATCTATACCAAGAAGAGCAGCACAGAAAGTGAATAGCTCACCACAAGCAGTAATTATGCTTGTGTCTATTGAAGCAATAGGAGGAAAAAAGAAAGCAGCTACCAAAAGGAAGACACCTGTAAAGGCAAAGACTATAGCAAGCCATAGCTACAGATCTTTCTTGTCAAATTTTCCGTTCTTGTTTATATCTAATATACCCATGGCTTTTAGTCTTATGTGTTCAATTTCTTCTCAATAGCAGTAAGCCTATTAAGGAGCTGGTTGTAAGACTTCTATAGGTTACTTACTTCTTTCTCCTGCTTGGCTATCTTGTCCTATAGATACTCTACATCATTAGAGAGCCTAGGTAGAGTTTCATCTTTTATAATTCCCAGCGTAAACTTGGTAACATTGAAAAGACTGTAGGCGTTATCTGCCTTAGACTTAGCACTATTAGCCTTTGCTTCTATCTCATCTAACTTCTTACTATCTGCAAGCTTGGCTTTAAGCCCCTTGACTTCATTAGTGAAGTCTTGGTACTTGCTTCTTAATTGTGCAGTCTATGAAATACTATCAGCTACAAAACCGTGCTGCTCTGCAATATCCTTCTTGTTCTGCTCTATAAGTTCTGCATTGTGGGTGATCTTAGCTTCCAAGTCCTTATCCTTATTCTGAAGACTTTCCAGTAACTTTGCATGCTCTGTTGTAATGTTGCCTTGTAAAGCCCAGCTAAAAGCAAATAAATCTTCTACCTGCTTAATCTGCTTATCTGTAAGCTTGTCCATATTACCCTCACAAAGAATCTTCCACTTAGTGCTTTCCTCTGAAGGTTCTTCTTTAGTTGTTACCAGACAAACAAAGGCACTACCATTAAAGCATACCACGTCTAAATCATTATAGGTTTCTCCCTTCTTGAATCTTCCCTTAAAGGTTGGGATTACCTTGCCTAATGTAAATACTTCCATGTTACTATACTGATATTAAAAGGTTGAAATCATCATCTATCTATGTTGTGAAGTGGTTCTTTAGCTTGTCACTACAGGTGCAAACCAAGTAACCACTTTTCTTGTCTATCTTGTATCTTATGCTTGTAAAGGGATTTATCTTCATTTTATTGTCATTGTTATAGTTCCACTCTTGGTAAGTTTGAAGGTTGGTAGCGTGTAATCATACTCAATAGTAGCCTTGTAAACCTTAGGCTTGTAGCTTTCATCATGATAGATATTATCACCATTCTTCTTGTTGTTCCTTACCTTGCAATAGGTTAGTACTTCTGTTATGTTGTCTAAGGCCTTCTTTTCAATAAATGAATAAGTGTACTGCTCTTCTGCCACTTCAAAGCTATAAGAATCTACAATAAACTCCTTATCAGCAAACCAGCTGCATATTACTTTGGTAATTGGGTCTATCACTTCATTAAGTGATATTTCTAGCTTTAGCTGTGGAGTGCTATACTAATTGGAAAGTCTTGATACAAGATACTCTTCAGGGCTGGCTTCTGCCATTAAGTAAGGTACTCTTATACTCTGAAGTAGTTCTACAAAGTGATTGGAATCATGAAAGATATAAGGACTTGAGTAGTTAGGAGCTTTCCCATCATAAGTAGTAATCTCATTTTCTACCTTGTCCATTTCTTCCACAAAGGCATTATCATTAAGCGCATTTTGGTATTCCGTTTCACTGTCATCTAGTTCTCCTCTGTTTACTAAGCTGGCTTCATAGTTGGTGAAGATATTGCAGCCAGCTGTATATCTTGTATGTTCTTTCCACGTAGATTCAAAAAGGGGAGCTTCTGGAAGTATTCCAATTTTTGTAGCAGTGTTCATACCTGTATAAGGGCGCAAAAGCTCAAATACTAAATCACCTGTAGTAAAGCCTGGCAAAGGAACAAGCAAGCCTTTGTTACTGCCATACTTTAATTGATCCTTCCAAGTCTGCCTTTCATTGATTATATTCCCTGATTCATCAATAGATAAAGTGCAAGTATAAGCTTCATCACTCCAAGCATTAAGGAAGTCATTGTAGTACAGATTCCCAAACTTAAGCCTATACTGAAGTTTTAAGTAGTTGTTCTGTCTTAATTCCTTGCAAGGAGCATAAGCACCCCAGTAAGCCCTATAGTTGAAGTTTACATTTACATAGTGTTCATTATCCCTATTGGTGCTGTGATTCCTTACTATTACATGCTCAAAGATCACTTGCTTATTCTTTTCCTCCTCCAGCTTCCAATCCTTCTAAGTATGTTCATTTCTGAACAGTGTATTGCCGTTCTAATGATTACCAAAAGCAGTGTAATATATAAAGGCCTTCTTCAGTGATATAGATTTTACTTCAGCATTCCAGTCCTTTGTTTCTTGGCTGTCAAACTCACAAGGAGTGCATACATTATACTTATAAAAGGTATCCTTTGAAAGCACAGCATCATTTTCTAAATAGTCCTCTGATTGCTTCTTATCCTTATCAAGAGCATAGGAGTAAAACTTGAAATCATCATCTTTGCTAAAGTGATTATACCTAATGAAGAGATTGTAATTCCCAATCTGTTTATTACCCACTTTGAAGTGCTATACATGTAAGCTATCTTCTCCATCACTTAAATTCCACATACTCCCCCCGTATTGCCCTTTTTCTCCATACGCTTTAGTAGGCTCAAGTTCCATCTCATCAAACTTCTGACTTTTAGCCTTACTTATAGGGTAATGCTTTGCAGTAACTGATACCTTGTTATATTGGCCTAGCACACTTAATTGGCAGTCATTGCTTGATACTTTCTCTTTTAGAATGTAATTTGGCTAAGTGGCATCAAGTAAAACTCCCTGCCTTTTCCAATCAGAGAGCTTATACCATTGATAAAAGCTTGTATCTCTACTCTAGTCATAGTCTATGAAATAGATAGTATCTTTGTAAGGCACACAGCTTAAGCCAAAGTATTGGCATATCTGTTCTATTACCTCTAATTGGTTTTTTGGTACTCCGTCTTCATCAAACCAATTTAATTCCTTTATGTACACATCTTCAAGTATTGATCCTTCTTTTCTAAAGCTTCCAAGGCTGCTATCATCTGTATTTATCTTTATTGCCTTCATTGATTCAGGCCAATAAACACTAGTATATACTTCCAGCTGCTGAATAGCATTAAAAAGATAGTTCTGTACATTGTTGTGCAAAGCAAAGTTTCTCTTATACTTGATATACTGAAGAGTGCTAAGCGCGTCTTGGCATTCAAGTTCAAATTCATCTGTTTCATTAGAGTAGCTCTAGTTATAGCTATTAGGAACAGCAAATCCTACCCATTCAGTAGTATAGTTTTTGCTATCACTATTATAGTCCTCCTTCTTGTTTGCTCTTTTAGGTTTCTCCTTCAGCAGCTTTACAAGTACATTATTCCCCAAGCTGTTATTAAAGCTGTCATCATATTCCTTCTAATTGAATCTCACAGTAGCAGTACTGCATTTATAAGGCTTATAGATATTGGTTTCATCAGAATGTACTTCTATTGAGAAAGGGGAAGAGAGAAGCTGTAGCTCCTCCCCTTGTTCTATCTCCTTATTCCTCCAGTTAGTGATAACTACCACCTTGTATAATTGATTGCTTAGGCTTCTAAAATATCCGTGTCTGTACATAATCAAAAGGCTTTACTTGTTTTACTGTTGTAGTTGTTGAGTACTCCTACTAATTCCTTTCCGCTAATCTTAAATGTTACATTACCTCCTATAGTTGCATTGCTGTTTTGTGATCCTGTTCCATCAAGTATGCTAAACAACCTCTTTTGCTGGCTTCCGTTTAATATCATTTCTCCACCGTTTACCCTAGCAAGGTTGTAATCTCCAAGGCCTGAAGCAGCTGAGATAATACCACCATTGGCAAACTTAGGAAGTGAAGCAAACACTCCAAGGACAGTAGATATAATAGAAGCAATAGCGGCTAAATTTGCTGGGAAAGGCATGGCAGCCGCTGAAGCAGTACCTGAAGCCATAGCTTGTGCTTGGTTAGCTATAATCAATCTGCTTATTTGAGGAATGATTTCCGCTACTGCTCCTGCAGTCTTACCAGCAAAAGCCAAGAAGCTATCACCGCTTAATTCAGCAGCATTAGAAAGAACAGATCCCATGGCACTAAAGGCTTCTGAAGTTCTTTCCGCGTTATCTTGCAAGTCTTCTAGTCTTGATTTTTGGTTAGCTAGTGCTTTATTGTTCACAGAGATCTTCACTTGGTACTCTTTAGCTTCCAAATTAGCTAGCTCTTCTTGTAGCTCCTTTAGTTTATCCGTGTTACCTTCAAGGGAGATCTTCCACTTGGTTTTATTGATCTCTTGCTATAGTCTTGCAAGTTCTCCAATCAGATAATTTACACTATCCTTATCTACTTCTGTCTTGGCTTTGATCCTAAGTTCTAATCCTTCTTTTTGGTCTTGTAGCTTCTATATCTCCTGCAATAGGTGGTTATAGTCATCAGATCCTACCACCTTCATTTTAAGAAGGGCTTGCTTAGAGCTGATCTTTTCTTCTATATCCTGTAAAGATCCAGCTTCTGATTTAGCCTTCTCTTTAGGCTGCTTCTTGATAGTTTTGTGTTCTAAGCCATTACGCTTTTTCACTAGATCTATCTGCTCCTGTAATACCTTCTTTTCCGCTTGTATCTGCTTAAGTCTTTCATCTGATACTACAGTGTTCTGTAGCTCATCATTTAACTTCCTCAAGCGTTCCTCTAAGTACTTCAGTGATCCTATTTGTGGATCTTCCTTCTTATTGGCTTTACTTGTTTTCTTGCTGCCTGTTTTCTTGCTCTCCTTTGGTAATTCTCCTGATCTAAAGACTTCACCACTATTCTTGCTATCTGTGGTCTTGGTTTCTTTTATGTGTACTTCAGCACCCTTCTTAAGGCCTAATGCTTCCTTTAGTTGATTCCAACCTCTTACAATATCCTCCCAAAGCTTTTTAATCCATCTCCACGCTTCTATACAGGCATCTTTGAAAGCTTTTCCTATTGGTATATTGTTGAATTTATCCCATAAGTCTTTGCTAAATCTACTGATCAAGTTCCAAAGATCAATCACAGGCTTTACAATAGCAGCACAGCCAACTATAAAGGCTTCCACCAAAAGCTTACATGCTTCTATTACCACATAGATAATAGATTTGAGACTATCCCAAACATTTATGCCACCATCAACTGAGCTAATAAGGTTGTTCCATTCATCTATAGTCTCCCCAATGAAAGCAGTAAAATCAGCAAAGACATCACAAAGCCATTTACAGAAATCTATCAGCTCTTGCATTGGTTGAGTTTCTGCAAAGCTGATAAGGAGATTATCCCATGTAGTACCCAGCTTTCCCCAAGCATTACCTATTGTGTCTGTTTGCTTGGCTGCCATCTCATTTGCTGCATTAGTGTCCCTTACTGCTTTATTAAGGTCTTGGTATTTGTCTTTTGCATCAATCATCTGCTATAATACAGGTGCATTCTATTGACCTACAAGCTTTATCAGTTCACTGTACTTCAGATTAGCATTAGAAAGGTTCTCCAAGGCTTGAGTTGTTCCTACTACTGCTGGATTAAATTGTTCCGTTGCTCCTTTTAGTGCTTGCAGTCTTGAGTAAGTACTTTGAAGCTTTGTGCCTAGTTCTTCCTCTTTACCTATCCACTTATCACCAACTGCTTCTATCATGGCTATTGAAGCAGCATAATCAAAGCCAGCACTTGCCATTGTAGTACCAGCTTTCTACATTACTGTAGCCAAGCCTTCAATCTCAATAGCACCCACTTTACTACCAGCAGCTATAGCATTGGCTACTTCACCTGATTTCTCTCCTGCTAATCCGTATTGTGCAAGTATGCTACTTAAAGCAGTACTAGCTTGCTCTGCTGAAATTTTACCAGCTTGTCCTAATGTAATTGCCGCCTAAGCTGAAGCTGCTAAAGCTTCCTTGTTGTTGATAAGATCAGGATTTATACCCACCAAGCTACTCTCTAAAGCTATGATCTCTTTAGTGGCTACCCCTGTACTATTACTCATCTATCTTGCTGCTTTGCTTATATCTTGCATTTCTTTATCTGTAGCATCAGTAATGGCTTGAAAGTTATTCATTTCAGCCTTTACTTCTTCAAAGGCTTTTACTGAAGCTGCTCCAAAAGCAACAGCTGCGCTAGCTGCTAAGGTATAAGGATTTGCAAGCCCTCCTAACTATCCTATAAGTCCTGATAGCTGGCTTCCTCCTATAGAGTCAAATAAGCCTGTAAAGCTACCTGATAGGCCTTCAAGGTTTGCTCCTAATCCTTCTACTGTTTTCCCTAAACCTTCAAAGGAAGTACCCGCTTGTCTGCCTTCTCTAGTTATACCTTCTAGTGCTTTGCTTGTCTTCTGTACCTCTTTCTCATACTTGAGTATTTCCCCAATACTTCTATTTATAGCGGCATCATGCTGGGACATATCAGCAGTACCCCTAAATGTATATTTACTTGGCATAGGTCTAACTTATTTTGTTTGCTTTTTCTTCTAAGCGTTTAATATCTTCATTGCTCATATTTTTAGCTGATTCTACCTCCTCTTGTTCCCAAGGGAAAGTAATAAGGTCTGAAGGCTTTAAGCTCTTCTTTGTACTCTTCTATATATTGCAATAGGTTTGAAATCTTGCACGCTCCCAATCAGGACGCTGTAAGTAATTCAGATTGTCCACTATAGAAGCTATCTCCCATTCCTGCAATTCATCAAGGAAGTAGGGAATGCTGATTACCTAAAATTCAAAGCACAGCACCCTAAAAAGCTCATGCACTATCAGTGCTTTTTTTTAGCACCTTCCTTATCCTCTTTCTGCTGATTGCTGATAAAGCTATTCTTGGCAAGCACGCTGGAAAGCCAATTACTAAAGTCATTCAGCTGCCAAGGATTTTCATCAAGCCAATCCATAAACTCATCAAAGGATAAAGTGCTATCTTTATCACAAGCAAGTACTGTACAAAAGAAGTACATGATTATATCACTTAAGCCTTGTGGATTGAAGTTCTGCTTAGCTGCCTTCTCATAAATCATAAGAGAGCGCATTGTATATTTCAAGGTAATTGTTCTGTTGTTGATTTCTATAGTCATAGCTGTAAGTATTAAAGTAAAGGGGAGAAGGAGAATAAGCTTCTCACATCTCCCCAAATGAATTATATCTTTTAAGCTCCTGGTGCTTGAGTTGCTTTTGAAATCTTGCCTGTGCCTACAAGGGTAACACTATAGGTGGCATTATCTCCATTATTGGCATTTGATTCTAAAGCGGTAATCAATACCTTACCAGTATAGCAGCCTGTATCACCTGACCAGTTAGGCAGATCTCCATCTGCTACAGTCTTTTCAGGATCATGTTCCTTCTTAAGGCCAAAAAATACAGTAATGGCTTCTCTTGCTATCATCTTCTCAAACAGCTTGCCATACTGTTCTGCAGTGTAAAGATTTTCAGAAGACATTTCCCAACTGATTTTGCTTACTGTCTTTGCAGCAAAAATACCATGATCTTTAGAGCTAATATCTTGCACATCTCCGTTCATCTTGAAAGTGTGTGAAGTTGCAAAAGCTAAGCTTTTACCTTGCTCATCAAAGAGCATTAAGTCTTCACCTTTAATAATTTGGTTTGCCATGTTGTTATTGTTTTAATTGATTATTACTCTACTATACACTCAAAAGTCAAGCTTTGAATATAGCTATCATAGTCAAAGCTTTCTTCAGCATCAATCAGCTTAATGTAATATAGTACCATTGCTTCAGTGTCTATCTTATTCTTTTCAATGGCTGCTCTTGCTTCCTGTGCTGCTATTACTCCATTGGTATAGTTGCTAAATACAAGGTTGATCTAAAAAGTTACTCTATCTTGATTTGTTCCATCTTTTGTGTTTATGCTAGATACTCCTAGTCTTTGGTAGGTTATATAGCCTAGTTTGCTCTCTTCTCTTTCAGGTACTGCAATGGCTGGGTATATGCTGATATTTTTCTTATTCAAGATCTCACCTTTATACTCAGTAAGAATGCCAGCTATTACATTACCAATTAGTAGTGCATTTGTCATTTCTTGCTGTTTATCTTGTCTATTGCATTATTGACTTCTTCTAGAATTGTGTTGCCAAAGTTTGCACCTTGTTGTAACATTGCATTCTAGAAAAAGAGCCTTGCTGTTATTCTACCTCTATATCTTCTACCTTTAGTATATCTGTATTTAGTTCCGTTCTCAAGCATTGGAAGCCTATAAGATCCACTTCCTGCTTTCCTGTTACTATCTATTCTAACCTTACCCACCAAGGTATTATCTCTATTGGTAAATACCCTTGTTGTTCTTACTCCTTTCAGTAATGTATCTTGGAATCTTTTGTTTTTCCTGCTTGCTCCATTTACTGTAGATCTAAGGTTACTCTTAGCTTGCTTCTCTACTGCTTTCAGTGCTTTCTTAAGTCCTCTCTTTGTTGCTGTTTGCATTTCTCCTAAGGAAAGCTTTTGGAATTTCTGATATACTTCCAGCATGTTGGTCTATATCATCTTTGCTATGTACTCTTAAACCATTCCCGTAGATCCTCTGACAGGTTAAGTAATACTCTCTTTGGATTGGTTTATGTTCCACTTCTACTATCTTATATGTTAGTAGTTCTCCATTCTTAGCCTTATACTTCACATAATTCTCCTCTCTTACAGGCGCATAATCATGTACAGCAAAAATAGTAGTACCCACCGCCCAAAGCCTTTCAGCTTCTTCTTCATATTTTCTAGACGCCTTTACTACTCTTGCTTTTAAGGATAGTGATTTAGTGCTAGGCTCTTTACTCCTACCAAAGTTCTAATCAGATTCTGTAGAGTGCAAGTACTCAATCTTCAAGTTATAACTTCCTGCAAACATAAGATCAGCCTTTGTAGTTCTAATATAAGGATAGAAGGTAAGTATAATTTAGTGGTGCTTCCTTAAGCTGGCTAAGAGATATACTTTCTCTTTGCATGTAAAAAGAAGCAGCCAATAAAAGCATAGCATGAAGGAGGGGCTTAGGTATTTCCCCCTCCTCCTTTGCTATTTCACTTAATTGCTTGTCTATGTGTTTTTCTACTACCTTCTCTGTTGTGTTAATCAGGCTTTGGAGATACTCTTTCTCATTTTCTACCTGCCAATCATCTAAATTAAGGTGCTTGGCCAGAAGGTCTGTAGTTAAGTTCATCATCCAACTTTTGCTACCTTAATTGCTTCAGGGCGCAATACCTTTGCGTCAAAGTAGGCATTTACCACAAGTCTAATCTAACCTTCAGCGGCAAGCGTTACATTGTCCACAGTAATATCCAAGTTACCCCATTGAGCAAGTACTAAGTTGCTAAAATCACCATAAGCCACAAACTTATCTTTTAAGTTGCTGGTGCAAAGAGCTTGGGTACCGTCTACTTCTCCATTCTCAAATACTAAGGCAGTAGACTTAGCACCCTTGACCATATTACGCAAAGCTGCCTTTGCCTTGGGAGATACAAGATACTTCATATCACCTACTACATTTGCATCCTCTAGGCCTGCTTCAAAGTCTGTAAGCTTGGCAAAATCATTCACCGTAGGAACAGCAGCACCACTAGCAGCATAGCAAAGGCCAGCGGGCTGGGTAGCTGTGCCTTGTTCAGCACCTAATACAGTTGCTTCAAGTTTGCTATTGATTGCATTGAAGATCTCTTCTCTGATAGCTGCTTCTGCACCTACTGAATCCTGTACAATAAACTGCTTAGAGATAGGCACTACCACAGATAAACGCTTAGGAGAAAGCTTTACATTGCTGAAGGTAATGTTTGCGTCCTTAGCTTTAGCAGTTTCACCTTCCCAGCTTACATTAGCAGAAGACATAACAGGGTATTGCAAATCACCTACAAGACCAGGTACAAATCTAGCACCAGCTTGCAAGAGTACATTCTTAGCCTTAAGAGGAGTGACTACATCCATTAAATCAGTAGCTACTACGTCTTCACCTTCATCAGCTACTGTAAGCCCTCTCATTTCATTAGAAGGTAATTGAATTTGGCCTACATAGTTTAAGCCAGCTTTACGCATTTCATTACTGCCAGCTTCTACTACTGCTTGGCTTAAGTTGTCAAGTGCTTTGTTATTAGACACGCTTCTAATTGCACTGATAAGGGAGAATTTCTTTTCCATGATTTTATTATTTTGATTGTTATTGAATTGGTTAAGTTCTTTATTGAGTGATTCTATCTTGCTTCTATATTCCTCAATCTCTTTGCTTTCTTGATCTGTTATATCCCTAATCTCTTCCTTGCATCTTTTATATACTTGAATCATCTTCTGCTTTAATGATTCCTTCTCTTCTCTTATGTGTAAGCTGCTTCTCATAAACTCAAGGTATCTGCTATAAGTGCATCCATCTTGTTATCAATTTCAGCACTTAGGTTCATAACTTCCTTATATCTCTTAGCGCAAGAAGTGGCTTCATAAGCTGGCTAAAATACAGGGCTAATATCATGTAATGCTTTAATGTGATATATATCCCTACAGATTTTGCCTTCTGCGTTCTTATACCATTTATCCGCTTTATCACCTTCAATAGAAAAGGCAAAAGAGCTAGAGGTAATATCTCCTCTTTTCAAGTACTCTAATAACTCATCTCCTGCAGCTGTACAAGGAGCTTCAAAAAGGTATTTCAAGCCTTTATCATCTACTTCCAAAAGTAAGCTGCCTTTACCTTTTTTGCTCCTTGCAAGTACCTTCTAGTCATCATGATTAAGCTTAGCAATTACATCACTGTTCTAAATTGTTTCTTGTGTTATTGCTCCCTTCTTAATGTATTCAGTCCAGCCTATATATTCTGAAGGAGAATCAAAAATTGCAGCATAGCCTTCTACCATTCTATCATTGGAAGTAGGTTCATTTTGATACTGTCTTGTTTCCATTTAATGTGTTCTGGTTTATATCCGTGTAAGGTATAAAATGTTTATCACCACCATCTATTGCATTGTAGCCTAGTTCACTTCTTACTTCATTTATACTAAGCACTCCCTTATCTAAGAGCTTTCCGTAATAATTAGCCTGTGCTTCTTTGTTAGTCCTAAGTAAGTAGGTTTCATCTAAATTGATTTGTAAGTTACCCTCACTTGGTTTAAGTAGCTTTCTATTAAACTCTTCCTCCACCATGATAATATAAGGCTGGAGCGTATGCAAGAGAAATAGATTCTGTACTTCTTCTATGTTGCCTAAATTCTTTGTTTCACCTAAAAGCAAAGGATTTAATCCAAAGAAGCGTGCTATATCTTCTACACTGAATTTCCTACTCTGAATAAGCTACGCATCATTAGCATTAAGGCTTACAGGCTGATAGTGCATATTACCTTGTAATATGGCTAATCCTTGCCCACCTTCTGTGTATGCGCTATTCCAAGAGCTTCTTATATCTTCTCTTTGTTTCCCTGATAGCTGGCCTTCTACTGTTAGGATTCCTGATAAATTAGTACCATTCTCAAAGAAATTCTTTGCGCTGTTCTCTGTGTTGCTGGCTACTTCAATAGATCTACTGGCAAAGCTAAGCACTGATTTTCCATTTATGCCATCATTGCTATTCTTTACTAAGTGGATCATATTGTAAGGCTCAATCTTTCCAGCACCTAAAATAGGGCTTTGATACCAAAGAGTTCTTTTCTCCTTATTGTAGAAGACTTGCACCTATTGTGGATCAAGATATATGAAATCTAGTGGAGTTCCATCTTCTGCCCTTTTAATGTAAGCATAGCCATTACCCTTAAGTATTACACTCTGGATAAGAAGCTTCATCAGGTTGTACTTGGTAAGTAGTCCATCCTAAAAGGCTAAATGCAAAGGGTGGTTTTTCATCTTCTCATCTTTCTTATCTTCCTTAAATCCTACCTCTATAGGTAGTAATGCTATTGAATCTGATATAATTTCTACTGCTCTGTACACTGCACTTAAAGTCATTGCACTATACTTTTGGCTATAGCTGCCAAACTGCAATGCTTCATTAAGTGTAGTATAGGAGCTATTTCTTTTCTCTGCTCTTGTAATGTTAAGTCCAAATAGTTTCATTAGTCTATACTGTTGCTGTATTGTGGAGTATCAAGGTAAGCTCCTAATGCTTCTATCATGCTAATTACTCCATCTATTTTGTTCATTCCTGCCTTCTATCCTCCGCTCTTTACGGGCTTTACGTTGTTATTGTGATCTGTCTTCAAGCTTACATTAGAGAAGCACCATCTTGTAATTGGATTGTTATCAATAACAAGCTTGCCTTTCTTGATTAAGCGTTCAAGCTCTTTTGTTGGCTTGTTGAAGTTCCACAAGGCCTAAGAGTAAGGATATAAGGGCAATCCTTTGTTAGTACAATCTATAGCCCACTGTGTGCTATTGTAGCTGTCATAGGCTATTTTATCTATATATAAGTGATCTGCTATTTCCAAGATCTTCTTAGTCACTTCATCATAATCAGTGACATTCCCAGCAGTTACAATTAAATTCCCTTCTCTTTTCCATTGCTTGTAAAGTTCAGCATTGGGATTACCTGATAAAGCACTTTCAGGTAGGAAGTACCAGCTCTTAAAGTAAAATATATCATCTACCTGTATCATACAAGATAAAGCCGTTAAGTCTGAAACAGCTCCTAAATCTACCCCCAAGTAAGCAACGCTTTCCTTGTAGTCTTTTAGATCTATATCCTTGCTGCTGGCTAATAGTGTATCATGTGTTATCCAAGTATCTATGCTTGATACCCACTGATTAAAATTCTTGGTTCTTACCCCAACCTCAAGGGCTGAATTATTGATAGCATTCTTTACTTGTGTCCTAAGATAATCCTTCTCTACAGTAATGCCAAGGCTGGGATTTGCTTTGATCCAGCATTCTTCATCTTGGTAATTGTCTTCTTCATCTAAAGTGAAAATAGCGGCAAATTGGCTATCATTTTCCTTCACTCCTGATAGAATCTCCAAGCATGTACTTCTATAGTTGTAGCAGAAGCCGTACTTGTTGAAGCCAGCAGTAGTAATAATGATCCCTAAAGGATTTGTTCTTGTTCCTTGACCACTTACCATTACATCCCAAAGAAGGCTATCTTTTTGCTCATGTGCTTCATCTAAACAAAAGCAGTAGGGATTATAGCCGTCATTGGTTGAAGCGTCTGCAGCAAGCACCTGAATAAAGCTTTTTGTTTTGTCAAACTTCACGCTATCTCTGTATCTCTTAAAGTACTTGGCTTTTGGATCTATGCTACTTAAGAAGGCACTACTCATCTCAAAGCAGATCTTGGCTTGCTTTGCGCTGTTAGCTACAAGATAAACTTCACTGCCATTCTCCTAATCAGCTATCAGCATGTAAAGGCAGATAGCAGCCATTAAGGCGGTCTTTCCTTGCTTTCTTGCAAGTTCACAGTACACGTATTTAATAACGCGCTTTTCAGTGTCCTTATGGTAGAAGCCAAATATGCTAGCTACTATCCATAACTGATAAGGTAGCAGCTTAAAGGGCTTCTTATTATCCTTACCTTTGTAGTGTCTAAGCTTGCTTATAAAGTTCACTACTCTGTCTACCTTCTCTGATCTAAACTCAAGATCTTCTCTTTCAAACCATTTCAGGTATCTTGCTGTAGCTTGCTTGATATATTTGCAAGCGGTTATCTTTCCACTCTGTACATCTAAAGCATACTACCTGTAATCACACGCTGGTAAGGGTTTCTATAAAATCTTCTGTTTCATCTGATTCTGTAAGTTTGATCTTGGCATTAGCATAAGGGCTTAAGCCAAAGTGCTACATCTATTTCAGTATAGTAGCCTGTAAGTCCTTCATAGTTGATAAGAGAGGATTCTTTTTACCTGTTGTAGGGTCAAAGATTCCGTTCTATTTGATAGACTTTTGGCACTCCTTGTAAAGCTCCATATTGTCTGCCAATAGTTCTAAGGGGGCTTCCCATTCAGCTTTTACTTCTCCATGCAACTTAGTAAGGTAGTTTCTTACATCTGTAATATATTCCTTTGTTTGCTTTTTCATATAGGTATAAACGGCTTATCCCACAACAAGCCTAATAAAGGCCTGCAGTGGGTAAAGCTGATCTTAATATGTTAGTTACTCATCTGTATAGGTTTTGAGGATTCTTTGAAGCTTACTTTTAGAAACATCTAATCCATACTCCTTCATCACCTCTATATTCTTCCTTAGTGATGAATTGCAATCATACAAGCTAAGAATCTCTTGAGCTTCTATCTCCTTTTTATTTTGCCTTGTATATCCCTTTTCTTTGCACAAGGTCTTTAGAGTGCGCAAGCTGATACTGTGTACCTTGCTTATTGCTTTGTGATTCTCTACTATGCTTAATTCAGGATTATACAACTCATCAAATATATCTTGATTGCGTATTTTTCTGATCTTGTTCCTTTCTTCTGTACTGAATCCTCTTCTGTAAATAATCCCACTCTTAGGGTAGGTTATCTCTTTCAGTTCATCTATCTATAGCTTATAATCTGTCTTAATAATCTGAAGTGGCTTGGCTGATACTTCAAGACAAGCTTCTAATATCCAATCTAAAGATATATGCCTGTCACTGTTATCTATAAAGTCCTTGAGATCAAGCCAAGCATTATAAATAAGCGTGTTCACGTTTGTATCTTCCCTTATCACTCTTCTAAGGTTCATTCTGTCCTTGAGTGTCTTCTTTCTATTACACTTCATGTAATAACGGATAAAAGGAAGAGAAAAGTACTCTCCTTTATTTACCTCTTGGTAAAGCACTTTCCATTTGGGGCTTTCCACTCTATAAATAAGTGGGTATTTGTTCTGATACTGCTTAATGATTTCATCATAGCTAAATCTAGCAATATCATTCAGAAGAGTAGTATCTACTCCCAGCCTTTCCAGCTCTTTTCTGCTTCTCTTGCTTATATAGTCTGGAATCTCATTCAGATCCCTATTTCTTTCAAGTGAAGAGTATAATCTAAAGCCTTTTAAGCTGTTGTATTTTGGTTTGCCAGCTGTAAAGCAGTAGGCGGATATATCATATATATTGATACGTTTTACTTGTGTTGTCATGATAAAGCATGAATTAAAAGTTAGTGTTTGATCTGTTCCTTGTTTCTTGTGTCATAAAAGAAAAGGTTTCCTTTGCGTAGTTGATACTCAAAAGCTCTATTTCCTCCTAAGTAAACCTTTAGCTCTTTCCTTGTTTCAAAAACCTTGTTTTCTGACTTCAATACAATCATAGTATTTACCTTTGTAATTTCCAAAAAAAAGATCATCTATTCCTATTGTGTATCTCATGATGGCACTTACCACATAAAGCCATTAGGTTATTGGGATCATAAGCAAGTGACTACATTTCAAGTAAATCTTTACCCTTTAAGATAGGGATCATGTGATGTATCTCTTCTGTGTAGCTTGTTATGCCTTTGCTTAAGCAGTTCTCACAAAGTGGATTCTGCATAAAGTAAGCAGCCCTTAATCTCTTCCACTTCTTGCTATTGTAGATCTTGGAAGCAATAAGAGAGTTACCCCTTTTAGGGTAAACTCTCCTATTGTTCATCTTGTTTATATACGGCATAAATTGTCACTCTCTTTATCATAGCACAATCCTTTAGAGTAAGGGATCTAGTATATCTCATCACTCTACATTCTGCTGTAAGGATTATATTGTGTTTGCTTCTATGGCCTGACACTTACCCCTAGCTCATTCCACTTAATGCTGTCAAGGTTGTAGATCATCATCTAATCCCAAGAAGTTCCATCAAAGAGCTTAAAGTGTTCATTGTTGCAATCTATATAGTCATAAGTAGTGCCGTTTTCATAGAGCATTTGAATATACATTACATGTATCTGCTTTCTTGGCACTAATTCACCTTTTCCTTTGAGTTGATTCATAAAGCACTTAACAGCTCCATATATCCTGTGTAACTTATCTACCTTAAGCTCTGAACTACGGTATCTCTCCCTATCCTTCTTTTTACTTGTTCTGTTCTTCTATTCCCAGATATAATAGTGTGTCTTATCCTCCTTGTCTTTGCATTTCAGTATATAATCAACACTGCACCCGTGTTCAGTTTGCCAAATGTCTAAGACCTTGTAATTACGGCTACTTCTCTCCACCAACTTTGTGAGTATATCCTTGCAACCATTAAAGGATAATAGTTCTTGCTACTCTATTCTCTCCCTGATAGCCTTATTCATACTAACCTCCTTTCTATCTTATAAGGTGAAAAGGATTAGGTATAATGCCAAACACATAAAGGATAAGGCAAAGCCCTGTAACAAAGCAAAGGGAATCTACTATCACTCCAAGCTCCAAGGCAAGGAGAATTATAATCACTACAGTGATCTACATAGGCCAAAAGAGCCCATTCTTAAAGAATAGCTTTAATGCACTTTCCATAATCAAAAATTATTTGTGCTACCTAAGCAAGGCAGCTTATTAAACTTGTAATCTGATAGCATTTACAATCTTCTTGTGATTGGTCTTTGTTGTTCCAATCACTGATATACAAGGTATAGTATTTTCAAGTGAAACTTCCAAATTTATTTGCAATAAAAGTGCAACTTTTTTTTGTCCTTATATCTAAGTGCTGTTTACAGTACAATAAAGCGCATTTACCTTACTAACCAACTAACCAAAC